CGTGCAGACGTTGATCTAGCAGAACTAGCAGGACAAACATCCGCCCCGGGAGCAGAGCCAGCAAATGGCAAATGGTGGTTAGATACATTGTCAACATCTTGGGGTATCCAAGAGTGGAATGGCGCTGCATCGACTGTGGTTGGCGGTCAAAAATTCGCTAACAAAGTTCCGTTGGTTTTAACTGACGAAGATTTTAGCAAGTTAGACGGTGATCCTTTTGACCCTTTACCATCAGTAGGATCTGTGGGAGACTATGCAATAGTAGCACAAACTATTGGCGCCGACTCCCCAGTAGAAACCAAAGAAAATATCAAATTATGGTATAAGAGTGCAGGCAATGGCGGCCTAGGCGACCGAGGCGTTACTGCAGGTACTTGGGTACTAGTTGGTTCACCAGAATGGAAAGCCAGCCACCCAGCAGTTCAAGGCACTACAGCAGTATCAAGTGCTGTATCACACGGTAATTTAGTTCTTAATGGCACACCGATCACTGCAGGAAGTAGATCGGCCTCTACGTTGGCCACTGCAATTAATGGTCTAGCACCAGTTGGTATTTCTGCACAAGCAGTTAACAACAGATTGTATATCTATTCAGATGGTACTTCAGTATCAGACGGTAGCACAACATCAGTAGACGGAGCATTAACTTTAGAAGGTAATTGGACACCGTTCGGTATTACCGCAGGTACATATTACTCACCTAAATTACAACAAACTCCTCATACACAGGTTCCTGCATTTAAGTCAACAGACGGTGCACCAAGACCAACAGGATCAGTTTGGATTAAGACAACAACCCCAAATAGCGGTTCTAGATGGGTAATCGAGCGTTGGAATAGTGCAACTCAATTATGGGTAAGTTATTCTGCTCCTTTATATGCAACTACTAATTCTGCATTATACGGTTTAGATCGTAGCGGTGGTGGTATCAATATTGATCAAGAAGAAATTTTTGTACAAACTAATGCTACTGAAAGCAGCGGCAATGACAACAGTCCAGATACAGCAGAATATAGAATTTGGAGACGTGGCGGCCAAGGTGCTACAACTATCGAATCTGGTATTATTACAACAGCCACTTTCGGTACAGTTTCAGGTAATAGTTTTACTTTAAAACAAAGCCATCCTGGCTACGAAAGTTTGATTCAAACCACAGTTACTTTTAATTCAGCCAGTGATGCAGAAAGTGATGCACAGGCATTTGCAGCAGCAATTAACTCGGCAAACTTTGGATTTGATAATACTGATCCAGCCAGCCCTATTGCTTACACAAATTATATCACAGCAGAAGTTACAGCAACTAACACAGTGATAGTAAGACATACAGCCGGCGGCGACATTAGATTCACAGACGGCACTGGAACTCCTATTGTTTCAGCATTTGGAACTGGTTACAGTCTTGAAGACCAAGATGGCACAGTTAACTTTTATGCATCAGGCAACGGAACAGAGTATATCGCAACTTTGTGGAAACCGTTGGCCACAGAAAACTTTGCTGCTCAAGGAGATCAACCTCTAGCAGAAGCAGCCGACGGACAATTATGGTACAATCCTAATTTCTCTGAAGTTGATATTATGGTTCATAATGGTAACACATGGGTTGGCTATAAGAACACACATTCATTATACACAGGAACTGATCCAGAAGGTGCTATTGTAAGTGCCAGCGAACCAACAGCGCAGAGCGACGGCACAGCACTAGTAGATAACGATCTATGGATTAGTACAGCAGATCTTGAAAATTATCCTGCTATCTACAGATATACAAATGCAGGAACAACTTCTGCAGCATGGACATTGATTGATAAAACCGATCAAACCACAGAAGACGGTATCCTGTTTGCAGATGCTCGTTGGAATACTGACGGCGGATCAGGCGATGCAACTATTATTGAATTGCTAACCAGCAATTTCTTAGACTTTGATGCTCCAGATCCTGCACTATATCCAAAAGGTATGTTACTATGGAACCTACGTAGAAGCGGTGGTAACGTTAAGCGTTATCAAAACAACTACGTTAATACAGCAGAAAACAATCCAAGATTCCAAGCGTCAAGAGCAGCAAATGGTTTAGATCCTATTCTAGGCGATGCAATGACATCTTATTGGTCTGATCGTTGGACTACTGCTTCTCCAAACAACGAAGACGGTTCAGGATCATTTGGTCGCAAGGCTCAACGTGCTTTAGTTGTACAAAAACTAAAGAGCACAATTGATACAAGTTCAGAGATTCGCGACGAAGAGCGCAGAAACTTTAACTTAATTGCTTGCCCAGGATATCCAGAGACTCTAAGTAACTTGATTAACTTGAACTTAGATCGTGGCCTAACAGCGTTCGTAGTTGGTGACACACCATTGCGCTTGCCAGCAGATGCTACAAGCCTAACAGCATGGGGTACTAACGCTAATGGCGCATTAGACAACGGCGATACTGGCATTGTTAGTTACGATGAATATTGTGCTGTTTATTATCCAAACGGATTTACCACAGACCTAGGCGGTTCAAACGCAGTTGTTCCAGCATCGCACATGATGCTAAGAACAATCGCCCTAAGCGATCAAGTTTCTTATCCATGGTTTGCACCAGCAGGCACACGTCGTGGCGGTATTACTAACGCAACAGCAGTTGGTTATATCGATTCTAATACTGGTGAATTCCAAAGCATAGCATTGAATGAAGGTCAACGTGATACATTGTATGATCTAAAGGTAAATCCAATTCCGTTCTTTGTTGGTGTTGGTTTAGTTGCGTATGGTCAAAAGACTCGTGCAAGAAACGCAAGTGCATTGGATCGTATCAACGTAGCACGTTTGGTAGTATATCTACGCAGCCAATTACAAAAACTGGCTCGTCCATATATCTTTGAACCAAATGATAAGATTACCAGAGACGAAATTAAAGGTGCAGTAGAAAGTCTATTGTTAGAATTGGTAGGCTTAAGAGCACTTTATGACTTTGCTGTGGTCTGCGATGAATCAAACAACACTGATGCTAGAATCGATCGTAATGAATTGTATGTAGATATTGCTATCGAGCCAACCAAAGCAGTTGAGTTCATCTACATACCATTGCGTATTAAGAACACAGGAGAGATTTAAAAATGGCACTAACTTCACTTAATAGAATTTCAGTTCCGACTAGTAACGGCAACAGCGGCACCGCGCTGCTGATGCCTAAACTACAGTATCGCTTTAGAGTGATATTGTTAGGTTTCGGAGTAGAGGCCAGCACCGAATTGACCAAACAGGTCAGCGATGTAAAACGTCCTACAGTGACTTTTGAAGAGATGGAAATTCCTATCTACAATTCAAAGGTTAAACTAGCAGGTAAACCAAACTGGGATGATGTAACCATTAACCTACGTGATGATGCTAACGGCCAAGTTCAGAAACTAGTTGGTCAGCAGATTCAGAAACAATTTGATTTCATGGAACAGGCAAGTGCTCGTTCAGGTATCGATTATAAGTTCCAAACTAACATTGAAATGTTAGATGGCGGTAACGGTGCTTTAGAACCAAGCATCCTTGAGAAGTGGGAACTATATGGTTGTTTCTTATCTAGCGTCGACTACGGTGAGGCTAATTATGCTAACAACGAGCCAATGACTGTCGCACTAACATTGAAATATGATAATGCTGTGCAGTTTGCTGGTGCAAATGGAGCAGGTCCAGAGCGTGGCATTGGTGCAGTAGTAGGAAGAACACTAGGCGAAGCAGTAACAGGAAGAAGCGGCGCAGCCTAATAGTCTTATTGACTAATAAAGAACCCGGACTTTTCCGGGTTTTTTTATGGCATAAATATTTGTATGGCCAATAAATTTACAAGATTTCTTACCGGTGTCGGCGACGGACTACTTAAACCCAAAGGTGGTCTAGCCGATTGGCGACACGCATCGAGACTGTTTCTAGACAACGGTTATCGATTAGCGCCTCGTACCAAATTTCTATACTATGTGAGATTTGAAATAGATAAAAATATTCTTACATCTCCGGTGTTTAGCAATAAACACGCAGACGAGATTGGTTATTTGATTAAGACCACAGACTTACCTAAATTTAAATTTGAAACTGTAACAAAGAATCAATATAATCGTAAAAAGATTTTCTACAAAAATTTCTCATACGATGCTATCGATATGACGTTTCATGATGATAGTGCTGGCGTAATAAATGCGTTATGGGCATTGTATATGGGATCATATGTGCAGGATAGACACAATCCAGATAGGGCATTTTTTAAAACAGCACTAAGGCCCGAAGGCTCAGTGGTTGACAGTTTTCGTTATGGTCTAGACCGACAAGGTCGTAGCACAGACTTTTTTAAATCTATTAGCATCTATACAATGAGCCGTAGAAGATTTCTCGGGTACACATTGCTTAATCCAAAAATTACGTCCTGGAATCACGGTAATATGGATTATGCCGCCAGTGAATTTAACGAAAATTCTATGACTATAGAATATGAATCTGTAGCATATAGCACAGGTAATGTTTCTAGAAATAGTCCAAAGGGATTCGCTAATCTCTATTATGATAATGTACCTAGTCCGTTGTCAGTGGCTGGTGGCGGTACAGCCACACTATTAGGCGAAGGCGGCGTACTTGACGGATTAGAATCCATATTCGGCGATGTTGCAGGCGGTGGAGCATTTGGTAGTGTAGGAGGTTTCTTAGGTACTGCTATTAAAACTATTAATACTGCAAAAAATTTCAAGAGTCTTTCTAAAGAAGGTCTAAGACAAGAAGCCATCAATGTATTAGCAAGTCCCACAACATTAAGAAACACAGTTAATACTATAGGAGGAGTTGTAGGTGCTGCTTTTCCTAAAAATTCTGGTACTGAAACTACTACAACAGCATCTCAGAAAAATCTATTAGGAGGAGATTAATATGGCATTGACCAATCTTCCAATTAAACAAGATGCTGACAGTGCATCCGCCACTAAAGCATTTTTTGAAACATACGGCAATCTACAATTAGAATTTACAGCCAACGAAGTTTCTGCTGCTATAGCCTTTTTTCAAAGCAGAGGCTTTTCAGACGACGCTGCTATAATTACTGCACAGGTATTATTGCAGCAGGCTAAGATTGATGGGGTGTCAGTGTTTAAAATATTAGATACACTAAAAACTTTTGACGGTGTGCAGATTAGCGCACTGGTAGCCGAAATATTAAACAACAACAGAAACATAACCAGCGTACTAGGTTACAAAGTAGTTTCTGTTGAAAAACAAAATCAAACAAGAAATATCTATGCCTAAATTTGCTCAGGGTCGCTTTGAAATGAAGAACCCTGACAAGTATGTAGGGAAGAAAACTCCACTGGCTCGCAGTAGTTGGGAATTTGTTTTCATGCGTATGTTAGATGAACACCCCGGAGTAGAAAATTGGGCTAGTGAAAGTATACAAATACCTTACAGAGATCCGCTGACTGGCAGATATACAATTTATGTTCCTGATTTTTTTATAGTATATAAAGATAAAAACGGAAAAAAACATGCAGAAGTAGTAGAAGTTAAACCTAGCAATCAAATGATGTTAGAACGTGTGGGTAAGAGTCTTTATAATCAAGAACAATACATAAAAAATATGGCTAAATGGGAAGCCGCAAATGCTTGGTGTAAACAGCAGAGCGTGAAATTTCGAGTAATTAACGAAGATGACATTTTCCATCAAGGTGGGAAACGCAGATAAGTATAGTATGACTAAAAAATTAGAAGAATTATTTAATCTAGAATCTGATGCCGAAAAGCCCACTGAAGTTGTAGAGCCAGTCAAAGAGCATCAGGAAGTTCGAAGCCTTGATGAAAGTTACAAAGCAGTAGCCGAAATAACCAAAGGTTTACCACAGATTAAAGAATTGGACGAATTAGACGATAAAGAATTAGACAGTCTAGCAAAAAAAGCAGAAGACGCCTATGATGATCTTATGGATTTAGGCATGAATGTGGAAGTTAGGTATAGCGGACGTATTTTTGAAGTAGCGGGAACTATGTTAAAAAACGCTATAGATGCTAAATCCGCTAAAATAGAGAAAAAATTAAAAGCAGTTGATCTTCAGTTGAAAAAGTATAAGATAGATAAAGACAACAACGAAGACCCTAACGATGTTATTAACGGACAGGGTTACATCATAACAGATCGTAACGAACTGCTGAAAAAACTAGGCAATAAGGAATAAATACACATATGAAAAGTTTTAGACAATATCTTGCCGAAAGCCAAAAAGTTTACAGTTTTAAGGTAAAAGTTGCGGGCGAACTTCCTGAGAAATTTCAAGAAGGCCTAAAAAATCGCCTTGATCGCTGTAAAGTGTTAACACTAGAAAAAATCACTACAACTCCTATACAAAAGTTGCCTTTAGATTTTCCAGGAATGGAAAACAAAGAAGTACATGTATTCGAAGTAATTTGTGAATATCCTATTACCGGTCCAGAAATCATTCAAGACATCAAAGGTATGGGAATAGACGAAGCATGTTTCAGAGTAAGAGGCAGCAGCGAGCCTTCAGAAGAAGAACAAGTTATTGCTACTAGCGAAACAAAAAGCGAAGCACTATTAAGTGAAACAGATCTTGATAAAAACTCAGGCAAGGTCAAACACAAAGATTATTTTGGTGATGATTTTAATAAGTCATTTCTAAAAGATTTAGAAAAATCAAGCAAGGCCCGTAAAAAAGATCAGGGACAGACTGAATACAAACTGCCCAAGGCCAAGATCGACAAAGTAGGTACTAAGAGCCCAATGGGGAGTTAATTATGAATTTTCAAGAATTATTAGCAAAGATGCAGCAGTTAGATCGACCTGCATCTACAGTAGAACAAATAACAGATGAGATGGGATGCGGCGATATGTCATCATCTATGCCACCATCTATGCCACCGGCCAATGAGCCTCCTGTGGCTCCCCCTAGCATGAGCATTAATTTAAATGCTCAAGGTATGGACAACATTGAAGATCTAATGAAGTTGGTAACTAAAGTAAATCCAGACATGGATAAGCCTAACCTTCCTCCTTTACCTTCTATGGGCGACATGCCAAGCATTGCTTCAATTAAACCTGCTATGCCTCCTTTGAAGATGCTGCCAGATTTAGACAGCGAACCAGAAGGCGATCACCCAGAACCAGATGCAGATAATAAAATTGATGTTATTCAGAAGTCTATGGGAGATATCGACGGTGACGGCGACCATGACATGGATGATCATGATGCTGAGAAGAAAGATAAGAAAGACGAAAAAGAAGCGTTTGGTAACTCACCAATCGGTGGTTCAGAGCCTGAGACAAAAGGGCTTGATGCTGCAATACCCGATGGCGACGATCTAAATAAACCTAAGAAGAGTTACAGCGATAAACCATATCGCGGTGATAATCCAATGTCTACAGAAAGTGTTGATCTAAGAGCACAGATTCGTGCAGAACTGCAACGTAGATTAAACGAAGCAAAAAAATCTTAAAATAAAAAATGCGTGATACACGCTAATCAAATAGGCTCTCCGGGGCCTATTTTTTTCAGTAAATAATTGTATGGCAAAATCATTAGACGGTGTATTAATCAAGAAGGCGCATGCCCCACAACGATATACATTAGAAGAAGTAAAACATCTTGAAGCATGCATGGATCCTATTACAGGACCTTTATACTTCTGCAAGAATTTTTTAAAAATA